ATCCGTAGTGGATCAGGCTCAGTCGTAGCACAAGGAACAGTAAGTGCAGAATCAATCAGAATTAGAACAAGCTCTGGATCTGTTAGCTGTGTGGCAACGATCCTCGCTAATGGATCTGGAATATTTAGTGGATCAGGTGCTGTCAGCGCAACAGGTACAGTATCGGCAGTCGCTATTAGGACTAGAACAGGCTCTGGCTCTGTTTCAGCCACAGGCACAGCAGTCGCAGAAGGAATCAGAGAAAGACTAGGCACAGGCAGTATTACAGCAACAGCTACAGTTAGTTGTGTAGGCGGTGTAGAGTTTGAAGGCACAGGTTCAATAGAGTGCTTTGCAACAGTAACAGCAAGCCCTGTAGCCATTTATGGCGCAGTAGCAACAGTCAACGGAATAACCCTAGTTAATTGCTTTGGCAGAGTCTTAGGCGATAACTGGACAGACGAGACAGCAGGAACAGAGTCTTGGACAGGTGTATCACCTAGTGCGACAGTATGGACTGTTGCATCAGCAGGCTCAGAGACTTGGACAGGAACAACACCAACAGTAACAACTTGGTCAAATATATCTAGCGGAAACTCACAATGGCAATAAATCGTATCTCATTCGGAGAGTGGACTCCAGATCAGCCAGGTCTAGCCAATGGCTTACAAAGGGCAGAGAATGTCTTTTCTAAGGCTGTAGGCTATGGTGCTATCAACGCAGCCGAGGACTATTCGGCAGCAGCATCCGAGAACCTAAACAATGTAGTGGCAGGTAAAACAGCAGCAGGAGCAACTCTTGTATTTGCTGGTAGTGCAACAAAACTATTTAAGCTAGATGCAAGCGATTTATCTTTGGATTCAGTAGTAAAGGCAAGTAGAACAATTACCAATGTGGTTAAAACAAGCCAAGTGGTAACGATTACAACCTCAGCAGCACATGGATTTTCTGTTGGTGATTCGGTAACAGTAGCAGCAACATCTACAACTGCTGTCAATGGTACTTTTAATATTGATACAATTACTTCTACAACTTTTACCTATGCTCAGTCTGGTGGAAACATTAGTACGACTGCTGACACAGGCACAGTAACCTTTGCTTATGTAACACCTACAAACCAAAGATGGCGGTTTACTCAGTTTGGCAATGTCTTAATTGCAGCCAATGGTGGTAATCGTCTACAGGGATATAACTTAAACAGTTCTTCTACATTCCAAGACCTAGCAGCAGATGCTCCACAGTCTCGGTATGTAACAGTAGTGCGCGATTTCGTAGTATCAGCTTATGTAAACAGTTCGACTGTATATCCATACAGGGTGCAATGGTCAGCCTTGGGAGACGAGTCTAGTTGGGCTAATTCAGCTACAACACAGGCAGACTTCCAAGATATTCCCGATGGTGGATCGATTGTGGGAATTACTGGTGGTGAATATGGTTTAGTCTTTATGGACAGATCAATCCATCGTATGTCGTATGTTGGTAGTCCTTTAGTATTCCAGTTCGACAATATCAGTCGTAACCTAGGATGCTACGAGGCTAACAGTATTGTGCAGTATGGTGGAACTTCATTCTTCCTATCGGATGATGGATTCTATGCATGTGATGGACAACAAATTATTCCGATTGGGAACGAAAAAGTTAATCGGTATTTTTGGTCAGATGTAGATGATGGCACAATAAACCTAATGTCGGCAGCAGTAGATCCATTTAGAAAACTTGTTATTTGGGCTTATGCTTCTCAGTCATCGGCAACTGTAGATAAATTGCTTATTTACAATTATCAAACAAACAGGTGGACAAGCGGAACAACCAATGCAAGTCGAGTAGCTTCTTCTTCTACGCCATCCTTTGATTTAGAAGGCATGGATGTATTTGGCAACCTAGAGCAGATTCAATCAAGTTTTGATGACAGGGTTTGGCTAGGTGGCAAGATGCAGTTTGCCGGAGTTAAGAATACTAAGATTGTTACTTTCTCAGGTGCAAACAATACAGCCTACATTGAGACAGGCGATATTGAAATGCCAAGCACAACTTCTGCTATCACTCTAGCTAAACCAATTGTGGATAATGGCTCTGGTAGCGTTGCATTGGTGTCTAGAAGGCTTTTAAGCGAACAAGTCATTTTTGGTTCACAGACCGCAGCAGATGCAGAAAATAGAGTATCTTTGCGTGGTATAGGGCGGTATCATCGTCTACAATTAACACCTACAGGTCAATGGACAAATGCAGTAGGTCTAGATGTAGATATGAACCCTTTGGGAACTAGATAATGTATCGATTGTTGCCTCCTTTTGGAGCAGATCAGCGCGGTGTAGCCGAAGTAGTCAATGGTATTATGAACGGCAAAACTAACAATACTGGCTCTGTTACTTTAGCAACAGCCGGTGCAAGCACTACGACATTAACAGATGCTCGGATTGGTGCAGATTCAGTCATTATCCTAGTGCCAGCAGATGATGTATCAGCAGCATCGTTTTACCCTTATCTAGCAGTACAAGACGATACAGACCAAGCTGCGACAACGACAACAGCAGCCAATGTTATGTCGTTTTCTACAACGGATTATGCATTAGGTGCAAGTCTAGTAACTAATACGAAACTAACAGCAGGATACTCTGGACTGTATAACATACAGTTTTCTGTACAACTAACTAATACGACCAACGATGCACAAACAGTTAGTATTTGGTTTAGTAAAAACGGAACAAATGTAGCAAACAGTAATAGTGAGTTTGGTATTAAAGCTAGAAAATCAAGTGGTGCTGCTAGTCAAGCTATTGCAGCACTAAACTTCTTTATTGCATTGCAAAAAGACGACTATGTAGAGTTAGTTTGGAGACCAAGCGACATTGGTGTAAGCATTGAGCATTTTGGAACACAAAGCACACCAACTAGACCGGCAACACCAAGCATTATAGCCACAATGAGTTATCTTTCATCGAATGGCTATACCAGTAATCTTTTTACAATGCCTTATATATCGGCAGTAACCAACGGAAGTGCCACTATTAGCCATCCAGCTAATACAGTATCAGGCATGACTTACAAATATATTATCGTAGGATAAAGGAAAACATTATGGCTTATGATCCAGTTACAGGAGAGTTTATTCCGCAAAGAGCACCAAATAATATTGCGTATGAAGATCCTGAATTTTATAGAAGGGCTGCTGAACAAGTCAGAAGCGTAAGCAATATATATTCTATTCCTAAGAATTTTCAGGGTGATATTGGTTACTTTAGTTCACCAGAATATCAGGCGTTTCAAAGTTCTAGCATGACAGAAGATGGTATGCCTAGACAGGAAACAGCAGATTTGGCGTATAGATCTCCTTTTTTTGGTTCTGGATTATCAACTTCTCGTGGGCAAAGACAAGATAAGGCATATCAAGATTATTTAAATCGCATACAAGGAGCGCCCGTAGTGAATCCACCCCCTAATTATTCTAATCCTATTAATTTTCTTCCAAGTTCACCAATAACACCTGGAACTCCAGATCCAAAAGCATCACAAATTGATGCTGGTATCAGACCATTTTTAGAAGAAGGTTTAAAACAGGCTCAAGAAATATTCTTACGCCAACAGCCACAGATGTTTCCTGGACAGATGTATGTCAGTCCATCATCACAAACATTGCAGTCTTTACAGATGCAAGAAGATATTGCTAAACAACAATCACCATTTTTAAGTGCTGCACAAGGTGCTTATATGCAATCTTTAGGTGGTCTAAGCGGAACGGCAGCAGGACAATACCTAAACGCTAATCCGTATCAACAACAAATGATTGCAGCAGCTACTCGCCCATTAACACAGGTTTATGGCGAGCAAATATTACCTGGCATCTCTAGTCTATATTCCAAGTCTGGTCGTTTAGGATCAGGTGCTATGGAAAGAGCATTAGGAACTGCTACCGAGCAATATGGTCGATCAATTGGAGATATTTCTGCCAACATTGCAGGAACACAATTCCAACAAGAACGAGGACTTCAACAGCAAGCAGCATTACAGTTAGCAAATCTTGCTCAACAAGCACCACAGATATATGCTCAACAGTTTATACCTTCACAACAATTAGCACAGGTAGGCGCACAGAGAGAGGCAATTGCAGCACAGCCTCTACAAGAAGAAATGGCTCGCTTTGGTTATCAACAGCGTTTGCCTTACGAGCAACTATCAGGTTATTTATCGTCTGTTTATGGATCGCCTCTTGGATCGTTTGGCACACCTGCTCCACAACCTCAGTTCTCTGGAAACAGAACTGTAGGTGCATTAGGCGGTGGTCTTGCAGGCGGTCTAGGTGGTTATGCACTAGGCAGTATGTTGCCATCTAGTTTCTTGGGTGGTTATGGTGGTTTAGTTGGTGGTGGATTAGGAGCAATTGGTGGCGGTCTTTTAGGTGGTGGATACTTTTAATTGTTAGTAAGGCGATATAGCCCAAAACAAATACAGTCTGAATGGGCTGTAATTGAGGGTTATATTGCCGATGCACTTACCCAAAGTGAGTGCGATGAATACGATGTAGAAGATGTAAAAAGTTCTTTAATCAATGAGCATTTGCACTTATTTGTAGGTGTAGAACAAGATAAAATACAAGGTGTCATAGTTATATCTTTTGTTCAGTATCCTAAACAAAAAGTAGCTTTTATATGTGCTTATGGTGGTAAGTTTGTAACGAATCAAGAAGCATACAAGCAATTGTGTTTATTATTTAAAGCATTTGGGGCAACAAAAGTACAAGGCTATGTTAGAGACTCTGTTGCAAGACTAACAAAACGACTTGGGTTTGTAGAAAAACAAATATTGGTGGAACATAAACTATGAGATTTAACAACAGAGCCTGTGCCTTAATGGACATTCCTGACCTACCACAAGGTGCTTTTGAGCATTGTGGAGATCGCAAGATTAAACCTCAAGGCGGTGGAGGCGGAGATATTATTTCTGCGGTTACAGATCCAATTTCTGATGTATTGGGAACATCTGGTGGTGGTGGTGGCATTCTTGGAGCAGTAGAGGATGTTGGTCAGGCTGTTGGTGGTGGTTTAGAAGATATTGCTCAAGGCACAAGTAATGTTTTAGCAGAGGCAGATAAATCTGTTGGATATAAATTGCCTCATATTGCAGCGGTTCTAGCTGTTCCATATCTAGCTCCAGAATTAGCAGCATTAGCTGGTGGCGCAGAAGGAGCAGCAGCATTTACTGGAGCAACAGAAACTGGTCTTGCTACATTAGCAGGAGAGGGCGCATTAGCAGACACCATTGGCGCTACATTGTTGTCTGAAGCAGCGACAGAAGCAGTTATTGCGGATGCGTTAGCAACTGCCACAGCAGAAGCAGCTACAGCACCTCTTTACACAGAAGCGTTTGATGCTGTAAATCTTGCTAACCAAGGTTTAGGTGCAGAGCAAATTGCACAAAACCTAACTGTTTCTGGTCTCGATTCGTTCTTAGCAGAAGATATGGCTAGATTAGCAGCTAATGGATTAAGTCCAGATCAAATTGCTACAACATTGTCGTATTCTTATACCCCAGCAGAACTAGCTGGCACAGGCATAGAGTCTAAAGCATTGGGTTTACCATCAAAAGGTTTAACAGCAGGTCAAGCATTGCAAGGCATTAGATTAGCAAGTGGATTATTAGGTCAAAGACAACAACAGCCACAAATGCAAATGCCTCAAATGCAAATAGCACAAACAAGACCATCTGGTGCAGTAGATTACTCAGGCTTATTAAATCTACTTAACCCAAGAATGGCACAAAGAAATCCAAATTCTTTATTAGGATAAATTATGGCAATCGATCTATCAGCTTTATTCGGTCAACAACCAGACTACACAGCATTTACAAGTGCAGCAGACCAACAACGGATGCAATCCAATGCATCGCAACAGGCTTTGCTAAACGCAGCCATTGCTTTACTTGGTCAATCAGGCACTCAGCGTTATCCTGTAAGTACAGGACAGGCTCTTGCCGGTGCATTAGGTGCTGGTATGGAAGGCTATAACCAATCGTTTGACAGAACGCTAAAGCAGATGGTTACTGGTATGCAGTTAGAGGACTTTAAGCGTAAGCGTCAAGCACAAGAGATGGCTAGAGGTGCAATTACAAGAACTCCTGTGCAAATTCCTATGGCTACAGGTCAAGACTCACAGTTAGAAATGTTAACAAGACCTGAATTTGGTGGCGGTATGGCTGATGTAGAAACAGCAGCAGCATTAAGAGCAAATTTACCAACACGAACATCTGTTGATTTAGACAAGTTAATAGCAGCAGCAGCATTTGAAAGTCCTTTAGAAGCAGCAAAAATGTTATCTAAAGAAGATAAAGCCCCATCATCTGTAAAGGAATATGAATTTGCAGTTCAAAACGGATTTAAAGGGTCATATACAGATTTCATAGCTAGAAAAACTCCTGCAACCAACATAAATGTAGATACAGGCAAAGGCATTGCATCACAAGTTGGTCCAATGCTAAAAGATGCACAGATCCAAGCACAAGGCGCAAACATTCAAATTGATGCAGCAGATCGAGTCATTGGTGCAGTAGATACAAACAAAATTATTGCTGGTCCATTAGCAACACCTCAATTAAGATTAGCTCAAGTTGGTCAAACTCTTGGTGTAACAGGCAAAGACACAGCAGAAACTATTGCTAATACTCGCCAAGCCATTAGAGGCTTTGCAGAACTAACATTGCAAGGTCGTAAATCAATGCGCGGTGAAGGTGCTATTACTGAAAGCGAAGGCAAGTTAGCTGAAAGAGCATTTTCAGGTGATATTGATAGTTTGACTGCACAAGAGATTAAACAAATTGCTAATGCATCCAAACGAGTCGCTGAATATAGCATCACAGAATACAATAGAAAACTAGACACTCTAGGAAAAAATCCTGAGATGAAAGATATTGTTGAATTCTACAAAGTAACTCCAATTGCTCCAATGGCAAGACCAGGTGCTATTAAGAAGTTTAATCCAGCTACAGGAAAAGTAGAATGATTATCGACATTCCAAAAGTAGGGCAAGTAGAGTTTCC